TGTCAGACGACGACGGGTTCCGCCGACCTGACGACGAATAGCCTGCGCTTTTGCGACGGAGCCAAACCGATTTATTGGTCCAAAAAGGACACAGATAAGACGGTTTGGCAGGTCAAGGCGCATAATGCTGTCGGTAAGCAGGCTTGTGGATGGGGAGGAACAAAGAAATGACCATAGAGACCGTTAAATTCTTGCTTGGGGCCACATTGTGCACTTTCATCATTTTCGGAATGGCTCTCACCCTTACAGGTTGCGAAGTCGCGAGATATGCCGCAAAATGCACTTTGGTCCAGCCAGAAAATTGCAACTAGCCGCTCGGTGACGAAAAATGACTACCGGTCTCAGTTACGACGGCTCGGTCGCCGGCACGACGAGTTACAAAACTCAAATCGCCACAATGGCTGTGGTCGAAGAGACCAATGCTGAGTTTTTGACAATTTTGCCGCAGGCCATCACATATGCTGAAAACCGCATATGTCGCGATCTTGATTTCCTTTTCACGTCTGTCGCCAACAGCAACTATTCAGTCGCTCTGAACAGTCGCACCATAACTGTGCCTTCCGCGAATTTTTACCCCTCAGAGTCCGGCACGCTGGTCGTGTGCGAGCAGATCAATTTGTTGACGCCTTCCGGCGCGACTGATCCGGATTCAGCTATTCGCGTTCCGCTGTTGCCGACGACCAAGGAATTCCTTGACGCAGTTTACGGCGCTTCATCCGCGACCGGCCAGCCGAAGTATTTCTGCCCGTTCGGAGACGGAGAAAGCGCTTACACCTTCCTCGTTGGCCCATATGCCAATGCGAATTACACAGTCGAAATTGTCGGGACTTACCGTCCTGCCTCGATGTCAGTCAGCAACCCCACGACATTCATTAGCCTTTACTTGCCTGATTTGTTCATTATGGCTTCCATGATTTACATTTCAGCTTATCAGCGCAATTTCAGCAGCGCGCAAGGCAATGATCCTGCGATGCCTGTGACATACGAAACTCAGTATCAAACCTTGCTGAAGAATGCTATCGCCGAAGAAAATCGCAAAAAATTTGAAGCTGCTGCGTGGTCTTCGCAGAGCGCTTCGACGACCGCCACGCCGACGAGGTAATTCGTGCCGCACGCCACGATGAAATTAATCCCGGGCGTCGACCAGAACCGGACGCTTTCGCTCAACGAGGCGGCGATTTCTGTCAGCCAGCTGATCCGCTTTGTGCCGGACAAGCAAGGTCTGGGGCTCGTTCAGAAACTCGGCGGCTGGACGCGGTGGTTCCCGTCCAATGTTGGATCGACCGTGCGCGCCTTGTGGGCGTGGCAAGACACGAACCTGAATTCTTATCTTGCGCTCGGCAGTCAACCGCGTCATGTGACGATCACGGGACTTTCGAACGCAACTGTCAGCGGCATAAATTACACGACGCTGACTTATTCTGGCGCATTCGCATTCAATGTTGGCGACGCCATCGTCATTTCAGGCGTCACGCCGACAGGGTACAACGGTTCGTACAATCTGACGGGCGCAACATTCAACCCTAACACCGCGACCGGAACAGTCACATTCGCCATTGGCGCAGTTGTCACCGGAACAATTTCGGATGGTTTGGGCGGATCCGGCACCATTTTGGACGTCACGGCGGTCACGTCCGGCACAGTCACTCTCGGTCTGGTCGTCACCGGGACCGGCGTCACCGCCGGAACGACTGTCACTGCATTCGGAACTGGCACTGGCGGCATAGGAACCTACACGGCGAGCATTTCACAAAACGTAGCGTCCACAACGTTGACGATGTCGAATTATGGCGCGATGACCGTTGCAGGCATTTTTTATGCTGCGGACGGTTTGTCTGAAATAACGTCCAATGTGCGCCAGATCATCACGCCCAAGTCTCAAACGCAAAATGTTGCTGTTTCAGTCACGACGTCGGCCGGCAGTCCGAATGTGACGGTCACGGCCAGCCGTTCGAATGTTTACAGCTCTGATTCGGTTTACATCCCGACCCAAATTTCGGTCGGAGGTCTTGTTCTTTTTGGCCTGTATCCGGCCACATTCGTGGACGGTCTCAATCAATTCATTATCACGGCGCGCGACGTTTTGGGCAATCCGCAAAGCGCCACAGCTTCCGTCACGACGGGCGGCGCTGTTCCGCAATTCGGATACACCAGCGGCTCTGCGGCGGTTTCTGTCACGCTCGCGGACCATGGCTTCGCTGTTGGCGACACATTCCCTGTTTTGGTGCCGCTCACTGCTGCTGGGATAACGCTCTCCGGGAATTACACCGTCACCAGCGTGACTTCGACGAGCGTTTTCGGCATTCAGGCGGCCAATTCAGCCAGCGCTACGACCACGGCCAATTTGAATTCTGGAAACGCGCGATACATTTACTACAAAACGCCCGGCGCTCTGCCAACTTCGACTGGTTACGGCGTGGGCGGATATGGCGCGGGAGGCTACGGGACTGGCGTCACGCCCACAGTAATCGCCGCTGGCGACGCGGTTTACGCGACGGACTGGACGCTCGACAACTGGGGCCAAATACTTTTGGCTTGCCCAGCGGATGGACCCATTTACACATGGAACCCTTCGCTCGGCGTTGCGCAGGCTTCAATCATCCCGCAAGCGCCGCCCGTCAATGATGGCATGTTCGCAGCCATGCCGCAACGCCAGATCATTGCATGGGGCTCAACGTTCAACGGCGTGAAAGACTCGTTGCTGATCCGTTGGTGCGACGTTGATGATTACAATTCCTGGATCGCAACCGTCACCAACCAAGCTGGCTCCTATCGGCTCCCGAAAGGGTCCAAAATTGTTGGCTGCATACAGGGGCCGCAGCAGGGCATCGTCTGGACAGACTTGGCCATTTGGGCCATGCAATATGTCGGACCGCCTTACGTCTATCAGTTCAATGAACTCGGCACGGGTTGCGGCTTGATATCCCGCAAAGCTGCAGCTTCCATGAACGGCGTGATTTACTGGATGAGCCAGAGCCAGTTCTACAAAATGGGCGCAGCGGGCGTCGAAATAATAACATGCCCGATCTGGGACGTGATTTTCCAGGATCTCGACACGAACAATCTCGACAAAATCCGCATCGCGCCGAACTCGCGCTTCGGCGAAGTTTCTTGGTATTATCCCACAACAGCGAGCGGCGGCGAAATCAGCAATTACGTCAAATACAATGTCAATCTGAACACCTGGGACTTTGGAACGCTCTCTCGGACCGCTTGGATCAATCAGTCCGTTCTTGGTCCTCCGATCGGAGCAGGGCCTTCTGGAACGAATTATTTGATATTCCAGCATGAGACCTCGGCCGACGCCGATGGCCAGCCGATGGTTTCCAGCTTCCAGACTGGTTATTACCAGATGACGGAAGGCGAATATAAGATTTTCATTGACCAGATTTGGCCGGACATGAAGTGGGGCTACTACGGCGGCGCGCAAGACGCAGATTTGAACATCACGTTTTACGTGACAGATTATGCGCACGAGACGCCCCGAACATATGGTCCTTATCCCTTCAACAATCAAACGAACTTCATCACGCCACGTTTCAGAGGGCGCTTCGTTTCGATCGCTTTGCAAAGCTCTGACGCCGGGTCGTTCTGGCGCATTGGCGGAACGAAGTATCGCTTCCAGCCGGATGGTAAGTTCTAATGGCGACAATTGACGACCAACTTACAGCCCAAAAGAATGGCGTCGTCGCCATCAACAACATTTCGCAGTATCTTAAAACTGCGAATGAGTTGACGCTTTATTACCAAGGCACGACGACTTCTGACGGCATTTCTTCGTCGGGCGTGATCGTCGCCGGCAAAGCCGGGCGGCTCGTCCGGATCTCTGTCATCGAGGCCGGCTCAACGTCGGGCAAGATCTATGATTATTTAACATACCCGACGACGGCCACGAGCGGCACCGGCGCGACTGTGACCATAACGTACACCGGCACAGCTTCCTTCACGATTGGCGACGTTGTTGTCGTGGCGGGCGTCGCACCTTCTGGCTACAACACGCCGGGCGCTGGCTCGACGCTCACAGGCGCGACATCTTCGCCGCCGCAGGTGCAATATGCTAATACGACCACAGGATCTCAAACGACGCCTGGAACGCTCTTCAACGCTTCCACGACCAACGCAATCGCCGCGATACCTACTACGATCGGCGTTTTTGATATTGGCGCTCAGTTCACTAGCGGTCTTTATGTTATTTTGGGAACAAACCAAAAGGTCGCTGTGACCTATTCGTTGGATTAAGATCATGCCGCTGCAAAAAGGTAAGTCTCAGAAGACCATTGCGCAAAACATCCGAGAGATGATGCACGCTGGTCATCCGCAAAAGCAGGCGGTGGCGGCAGCGCTTTCAAACGCACGTGAAAGCCGCGCGGCCGGCGGCGAAGCCGCGAAGACGCACGTCGGTCCGATCCACAGCTCTGTCGCAGGGCGCACAGACCATCTCCCCATGCACGTTCCGTCGGGAGCTTACGTAATTCCTGCAGACATCGTCTCCGCCCTCGGCGAGGGCAACACGATGGCCGGCTTCGAAATACTCAATGACATGTTCGGCGTTCAGAAGCTCGGCTCTGAGCCCGCGACAGAAATTGTGGCGGCGGGCGGAGAATATGTCATTTCTCCTTCCGCAGCGGCGCAAGTCGGCGGCGGCGACATCGACAAAGGCCACCGCACGCTCGACGAATTCATCACAAAATACAGAGCTTCAACGGTTCAAACGCTGAAGAAGCTCCCGGGACCGAAGAAAGACTGACAGGAGAAGGGCTATGTCAGA